GCGGAAGATATTCCGCCGGGCTTGCTTCTTATGAAACTCCGCTGGTTAAAGCGTCCGGGAAATTAACGAGTGGTCAAACGGTCATATAACTCATTGGCATATTTGTGATTGGGGTGATTCACACTCATATACGCCTCATAAAGAGGGTGGGAAGGATCCGACTCCATCCGCATGGCTTCCTCTGCGGGAGAAGGCGCCGCATTTCCTGCATGATGGAGAGGAGCCTCATCAAGCAGGCGTGACGCCTGGTACAACAGGCGGATTGCATCCGGATTGGAACCGAGCTCCGGATTATCCAGCAAAGCCTCCGCGTCCACTCCTGTTTCAGAGGCGAGCCGCCGGAGAACGGCGGCAGCCCTGCCCATGTTGCGTTCATAATTGGCGCCCCATTCCTGCTGAAGGGACTGTTCCGCCTGTATTTCCATCTCCATCCGGGCATTTTCCATGTGCTCTCGGGTCTCATCATATGCCTGGGCCATCGTCTCCTGAAGAGCGTTCATTGCTTCCGGAGGCACTCCGTAACGATAGGCCGTGCGGGCCATACGCTCTGCCAGACCGGCATTCCATTCGCTTTCCGGCGTGGATTCAGGACGTTCCAGGCGGTATTCCTCCTCCGAGTCCGGCAATCCGGCCAGCCGACGGAACCGCGCCATCTGTTCTTCATTCTCCACACCGGGATAACGTCGCAGGCGTTCCAGCTCCGCGTAGCTCTTCGCCAGAGCCGCCGGCGTTTTAAACTTGGAAAGAGATTTTTCCATCCCTTTCAACTCATCAAAGCGGGCGTACCAATCCGGAGCAAAACCTCCGTCCTCCCCCAGAAGGGGAGGAAAAGATTCAGTTAGAACCGCGGTTTCGGACAACGCTTCCGTCTCCGGGGAAACGGCCCCGAAACCCTCCGCTCCCCTGAAAGGAGCGGCCATGCTGTTATCTGTGGAATCAATCATTTTTTTCTTCTTCTGTAGGTTCTTTAATGGCTAATTGGAGCTGGCGGCGGATGTACAGAAAGATCTCCCTGTAAGCATCCCTCCTCATGGCGTCCAGAGGGTCGTAATTCCCCGGACTGCCTTGAAAAACGGGCAAATCAGTCTGGAAGCGGGCTTCCAGAAAGGAAAGCGCCTCACGCCCGTCCGGGGTGTCAAACACCCGGAGAAGCTGGCGCCTTTTAAGCCGGGCCTCCCGGACGGAGGCCTCCTGCTGCAATGCCGTATCCTGGTTCATTCCTGAATCGCGGTTAACTGGTCAAGCAAGGGATTGAGGGAAGCGTAGGGATCCTCTTCCTCCGGAGCCGGGGAAGCTCCCTGCCGGAGGTCCGCCCGTTCCTTCCGCATGGAGCGAACCTCGGCCCAGGGCCTCAGCATGCTCTCCGGGGCGCCGTCCACCCGGGCGGACAGGCGGAAACAGTGGTCCCAGTCCACATGATCCGACAAATCCGGGGCAGCTTGCATCATCATGTTCAGCCGCTGAAGGCTGCGGTCCATCCCTTCGCTCTGCAAGCGCCTGAGCACCAGGGCAATCTTTGACTGATAGACAACTCTGGGTTCTCCCACGGCAACGGAACCGTCCCTCCCCTCCCTCAATACCGCACGGGGGGGCTGGGAAACTTGCCCATACGGAACAGCAGGGAAAAAATGCGTGTCATTGTGGAATACAGATCACTCACAAACAGCGTGAAGGAAGGAGAAAACATCAAAACGCGCTCATTCTCCCGCGCCATGACCTCTGTGGCGGTCATATTGCCGTGGTGCCCGCTCCAAAGTTCCAGCATGGGCAGATAGTAGGCGCGGCGTATCGCATCCTGCTTCTGCGCCAGACGGTCCATCCCGACATCATACCTGCCCTGCGTAGCCCACTCCCGGGGAAGGTGAAGGGAAGCGGCCTCCGGGGTAATGACGGTTCTGCCGCCGGCCCGCAAATCCACTTCCCCAATCTGGTTGGCAAGCTCCAGAATGCGGGGAAAGGCGGCCACCTCGCCAAGAGTGTCCAGAATACGGTTCAGGAACTGCACCTGCTGGATGGCGGGAAACACCAGTCTGCCGGGAGCCAGACCGTACGGGCCGCTGCCCCACTTCAAAAAGCGGGTTACCAGATAAGGGAACTCCATGTATCCCCCTTCCTCCACGATCACCTGGTCGTCCAGAGACAGGTAAACGCTTTCAAACGGCATGTGGGAGGCCTGCTCTCTGCGGCGGCTGCGCCGGGTGCGCGGGCGCACCACATGCAGAAACCTCAAAGTCGTGGCATACGGATTTCCTCCGCGCTCCAGAACTCCCCTGGCCCTGGGCCCCAGAGCTTTCACCCCAAACATGGAGCGCGCCTGATGAGCCGTGTAGGCAAACTCCCTGACGTAGGTATCTACCCGGCCTTCCGCATTCTCCGCACAGGCGAACTGTCCGCACGGAATATTGGTGAACAACAGCCTTCCGTCCGAGGATGTGCCCGTAAACAGGCTTCCGGTCCCCAAAGCCACCCGGTCCAGAAAACACTCATGGATCTCCGTATAAAAATTGGAAACGGACAATTCTTTCAGGGCAATTTCCGAACACTGGTTATACCAGGCCTCCGCCTCGTCGCCACCCCGGTCGTCCGGAGCCGACCACTTGAACCATACGTCATGGCTGGGCGTAATATAGGACATATGGCCGCTGGCCAGCTTCTGGCATGCCTCCACAGCCGTAGTGTCCGTCATGCGGTCCATGGCGTCCCTGTTGGGCAGGGAAACCTCCCCTTCCCGGTTCAGGCGGCGAGGCAGCACGTAATCCCTCAGACGGTCCCACCACGTCTCCCATGGCGCGCGCTGGGCGGCCAGGGACTTGTACACGGAATTCAATTCCGCAACTCTTTCTTCCATGGCAGCACCTATCCCAGAGTTTTCCTAAGCAGAGTACGAGGATTGACCTCCCCCTGCCCGGCGGAAGAGTGACGGCGCGCCAGAATGGTGGAAATCATTCCCTGCCTCTGCCGTTCCCGGGCCTGATAATCTTCCCCTACGTCTTGTTCCACGCTCTCCGCCTTCACCGGAATGGTTTGCTCCGGAGCAGAAGCGGAAGGAGTGGACGGTTTCATGAATCCCATAGTTTCTTTTGTTTTCTATTTATGGTTGATACTGATTCCCTTTCCCTTCTGCCGGATATAAGGCATCCAGAGGATGCCGGACGCCCGCCTCACAGACAATCCATGCGGCGGGAGCGTTCTTTTCCCATGGAAGGAAAGGGAGCTCTCCCCACCTGCCCGGACAATCCGGGCAAGTGCTTGCATTTATCAAATAAACAAATCGGCAAAAAATGCACCTGAGGAAAAAACAGACGCATACATGCCACTGGTGGCATTAACGAGGGTGTCACCAAACGTGATGCATTCCGCATTCGTTTCCTCCAAAACATAGGGCGCTATGATCAATGAATCCTTACTTCAGCCGGATACGCCATCCGCGCTGGACATCTGCAACGCGGCCCTCTCCAAAATAGGGGAGGCACCTCTGGACGCGCTGATTGCCAATGAATCCACGGCATCCCGCCTTTGCGTTCTTCATTACCATCCGGCCCGCAGGGAAACCCTTTGCATGGCGCGCTGGACCTTCGCCGCCACGCAAACCACGCTGGACTCCGTTTCCGCACAGGCGCCCAATTCCCTGACTCCCTATCAATTCACGCTGCCCGCAGACTGCCTGCGCGTGCTGGATGTGGAATGCTCGGAATGGAAAATGCAGGGACGCCGCATTCATGCTTCCTGCGCCCCGCTGCCCCTAAGCTACATTGCCGATATTGAAAACGCCGACCAATTCGATCCCCTCTTCATGGATGCGCTGGCCACCCGGCTGGCGGAAAAACTGGCCATGCCCCTGACGGGCAACCAAAACCTGCGCCAGAATCTTAACCAGGAATTCCACAAAATCATTCTTCCTCAGGCGGCAACCGTCAATGCGGTGCAGTGCTTTTCCAATGATTCCCACCCGCTGCTGGACCTGCTGAGAAAAATCAAATCGCCCTCCTGCCCGGAAGAATGTGAATAACATGAGAATAATAAGCAAATAACATAATAATAAATTGTGAATACATGCTCATGAAAGCACTGGATTTCATACAGATATTTGCCTCCAATGTCCGCAGGCTGGACTTCCGCCTCAGCAGTGCCCAGGTCATCCTGGCCGTCATTGCCGGGTACAGGCGCCACAGCACCATTACGGAAGCTACACGCCTGCACCCCAATACCGTCACCAATATCCTGCAGGATCTCATTGCGCAGGGATATGTCAACCGTATTGGAGACAGCCGCCCTTATGTTTACCGGCCCACTGCGGATGGAGAACAGCTTGCCGGAAACCTGCTGGACAAAAATACATTCCCCGGCACATGAACAATCCCCTGCTCAGTACGGAAGAAAAACGCCGCTGGCTGGCCCGCGTTTTCCGGGACGAGGACGGAGAATACTCTCAGGCAGACAAATTCAAGGCGCTGGTGGAAGACACCAAACTGGCGGCCCTTCAGCAGGAAGAGGAGGAATTCAAACGCCAGCGGGAAATAGGCGCCGCACCGCAGGACCCCATCCTGGCTCTGCTCCAGGCCATTCCTCCCGCGGAACTCAATTTCAATAATCACTCCTCTTCCTGACAACTTAACAAGATGATGGAACAAAAAAGCTCTCTAGACCAAACAAGCTCGGAGAGCTTTTTCTTTTTCAATCCACGCACTCCTTGCGGAGTGCGACACGATTCGGAAATGACGTTGAGCTACTTTACATTGTTTCAATCCACGCACTCCTTGCGGAGTGCGACAGTTCACGTGTTCGGCTTCGAATACTCAAAAAAAGTTTCAATCCACGCACTCCTTGCGGAGTGCGACAGCGTTCCACTCCGTATTCTGTAGCATCTTCAATGTTTCAATCCACGCACTCCTTGCGGAGTGCGACTTAGAAACCTCACATAACTCTACAAAAACAAAACGTTTCAATCCACGCACTCCTTGCGGAGTGCGACCTTTGGATTCCTTTGGAATTGTAATTGTTCCACGTGGTTTCAATCCACGCACTCCTTGCGGAGTGCGACCAATCATCAACGGGGACAACCCCCCCGGAACAGTGTTTCAATCCACGCACTCCTTGCGGAGTGCGACCACAAAAGAGTACACCGCTCTCTTTATCATCTAAGTTTCAATCCACGCACTCCTTGCGGAGTGCGACCTATTATGAGGGGGCAAAGCGGTTCGCCTATGTAGTTTCAATCCACGCACTCCTTGCGGAGTGCGACAGGGAGTTAGGAGACTGGTGTACCTATGACCCGGTTTCAATCCACGCACTCCTTGCGGAGTGCGACTAGGTATGACGAGGAAACGGGCGACTATGATATGTTTCAATCCACGCACTCCTTGCGGAGTGCGACATTCAGCGGGGGTTAAATAGTAGCGGTGGACGAAGTTTCAATCCACGCACTCCTTGCGGAGTGCGACGCTATCCGTGGGGAAGTGGTTGTGGCTAAGAGCGTTTCAATCCACGCACTCCTTGCGGAGTGCGACACCCCCTCAATCTCAATACCTATCGGAATAGTGGGTTTCAATCCACGCACTCCTTGCGGAGTGCGACGGCAACCCCGGAAATGAGAACACTAAAACTAAAAGTTTCAATCCACGCACTCCTTGCGGAGTGCGACGTCATACAACTCAAAAAAATAATTTGACAAGGTAAGTTTCAATCCACGCACTCCTTGCGGAGTGCGACTAATCCAGACTTACAAAGTTAATCCAGACTTACGTTTCAATCCACGCACTCCTTGCGGAGTGCGACTTGCAATCATCGACGGGGGCAACCCCGGAAATGAGTTTCAATCCACGCACTCCTTGCGGAGTGCGACCGCCCTTGAAGACCTGGATATGATTAGCATGTGGGTTTCAATCCACGCACTCCTTGCGGAGTGCGACCGCCCCCGCCCCCGCCGCACAAGCTGAAGCGATTGTTTCAATCCACGCACTCCTTGCGGAGTGCGACAAACAATGAACAATCAAATCAAATTAAATGACGTTGTTTCAATCCACGCACTCCTTGCGGAGTGCGACTTTGGTTTTTCTTGGCTTTAAATTGTTCCATGTGGTTTCAATCCACGCACTCCTTGCGGAGTGCGACGGACAACGAAAAGAAACACTAAACTAAAATGAAAGGTTTCAATCCACGCACTCCTTGCGGAGTGCGACCCCCCCCCCCCCCCCCCCGCGCCCCGCGGGCGACGCACTCACCCCACCTCTCCCCCCC